TGATTCAATACTTGCTCAATCTCACGAAGAGACATTTCAACAGTAAGAGAAGTTACACCAGAGATGTTCTCTGATAGAGAGTAAGAGCCAGTACCGTCTTGACCAAGTACAAGTTGTTGAGCAGATAATGCTGTAAGAATTGCTTTACGGTAGAACTCAATAATGGAGAGGACGTTGTATGCCTTCTGCCCACCTGTTTCTACAGTACCAAGCTTGTAAAGCTTATTATTGCTCTCGTCTACGTTGCTAGGCAGGATAAGTCCAGCTTGGGCATTCTGGTGGATGTTACGGATAACCTTTTGCCAGAATTGAAACTCCGCTTTCTTGCCCTCATCCGCATTGTCATCCATCACTTCAGCAGGAATCTCAAGAATGGGGAGACCTTGGAGGTCTTTAACAACACCAACTGCAAGAAACTCTTCAAGAGATTGTTTAAGTCGCCACGCTTTCCAAGCTCCAACAAGGACGCTTTGTCCTTGAGGGCTCTCCCCTTTTCGTTTATTACGAAACAGAAGGAATTTGTAGCGAGGGATATCTTTGTAATTCAGCTCTGAGGAATCTTCTACTCTCGGAGAGGTTGTTTGATTGATCCCTACAGGCTTTGTGTTATATTGCACAAGATGGGTAAGAGATCGTCCTGTTTGTTCATCCCACTTCCAACCAAGTACAGTACGTTGGTCAATCAGGGGTAGACAACGGAGTCCAATCTTTCCATCGTTGAATCTGCTACCAGAGGCAAATGTTCGCCTACGGAACACTTTCTCAATAGGAGCAAATCCATATCGCCTCATAGAAACAACTTGCTGAATAAATTCCTCAAAAGGATGCTCCATATCCTTAAATAGACATTGCTCAAGGAACATCTTCTCATCTTTCAGGGAGTCTTCATACCCTTCGGGAATTTCAACATACCAAGGAACTTTACAAATAGAAGCATCCACAACATCAAGGGCTGGCTGGATATCTTGATCTTCCGCCATCTTATCAAATGTGTGGATACTTCTAGGGAACTCCAATTCATGATTGCAGTTCTCAAGAATTTCTCCCCCTAGAGTGGGAACGCCGTTGAACGACATTTGTCCCAATCTAATTCTAGGGATAGGGCTATCGCCCGTTGCCTCAGAAGAGGCTTCAATGTTTTCGGCCAATGTAGCCTCCTGAGAGTTTTATTTTAAAATGGGAGAGAATAAATTTACTAGAATGGTAAATTATTAGTTCTCCCGATTGCGGCTGAAGCTAGGGAGCCTACAATCGTAGGCATTTGACGTTTAGTAGCTAGAGCAGCGTAGCCATCGGAAAGGGCATCGACGAGATCATCATGCCCATTCATTCCGCTCTTCCTTTTCCCTGTGAACCCTTCAACTTCCTTATAGAAGAAGTTAAGATCATTCTCGATCTTGTTCTCGAAGTCTTGTCCACAATCTTTGAGGATGTGCATGTACCCGTTGTTGATGAATGCAGCAACAGGACGGAAGCGATTAAGCTTGTCACCAGACGCCTTCATCTCACGAACAACATATCCTTCACTTAGGATAGCTTTCTTAACTTCAGAGTTTGCAAATCTTGCACTTGCTCCGGGGTCAAGAGGAATGATGATATCGGTCTGCTTGCCATCTCGTTCAGCGTTGCGTAGAATGAAGTCAACCCACTCTCCAACACCAATCCGTGTACGCTGTACTTCATGAATGAAGTAATCACCGTTCTTTAGCTTTGACATCTTCACTGAAGCGAAATAGTCTGGGTCGTATGTCATATCCTTCGTCTTCTTAGTAGAAGCAAAGTCATAACTGCGGACAGTCTTTACGATCTCGTGCCAAGGTGGTTCAACCATTGACTCTCTAAAGGCTTCTCTGACAACTAGACCTTCACCTTCTGGTCTGGCATCCCATGAGCCATAGAGCAGAAGTTCTTTCTCTATACGAGGAAGACCCTCAAGATAAGCAATGTAGCTTTTCTCAATGTGTGGGTTATCGTATACGTTTGCAGAAATGAAGGAGAAAGAAAGTGGAGTAGAAAGTGGAAACTTCTCAATTAACTCTTCTCGGCTATCACCCCAAACCATCTCGTTGTCAACACGGACGAACCAACGAACCTTACCTTGTCTCTCAGGATCAGGACGACCATGTAGTTCATGATGCTCTGGGTAGAGATACCAATCAATCCATTTCCGAACCCAGCTATCGACAGACGGGTTCATCGTTGCACGCGCAACGGGCTTCATCTCGGCCTTTGTGCGCAACCGTGACAAAATATAAAGAAATTGGGATTCTTCAAAATGACAAAGTTCATCAAAAACCACACTTGAAATTTGACTACCTTGAAAATTATTTGTGTCGTCAACGCGCTCGAAGTGAGAGAATGCAATCTCTGCCTTCTTGTTACCGATAATGATCTTGAGGTCTTTAATCTTAATCTGGCAATTGGAGTCAATCTCCCTATAAAGGGATTTTGCTTCGTCCCAGATCGCCCCTGGTTTTAGGAGCATCGGTGTTGTGCGTCGAAGGATCATCCCTCGATAATTATCTAGATGGATATACTTCAGGTGGTGCATTAGGGCAGCAAATGACTTACCACCCCCTGCTGCGCCACCATAAAATACAATATCGACTTCTTCACCTTTCGGTGTGCTGTATCTACCACCGGAATCATACCCATCTCTAATGGACAAGAACAATTCCTGTGGCTTACTGCAAGGTGAGATAATTTTTCTTGTCAAAATAGTTCTCCATCAACTCTTTTCCTGCCTCTCTAGCTGACAACCACCGTCCTTCAGCTTCAAGTGCATTAGAGATGGAGTTCCTAGCTACATTCATTAATTCTGCAATCTGCTTCTGTTCGACCAGCCCTGACTTCCAAAGGATGTACGCTTCAACAACATCTTCAATGCTCATCTTAGCTTTGCTGTTGTTCTTATGCTTCTCGTACCCTTTCTCTGAGATATAAGAGCGTATTACTTCTCTGTGGGATTCCCTACTTCCCATCCAATCCTTAAAGAATTTCTCCTTGACCTCAGACAGAGTATTCTCTGAGTTACTTTCAAAGCTAGAAATCTCTTCGTTGATAGTTTTAGAATAGTTGGTTAGAGCAGTCAAAACAAAAGAAGGATCATTTGAGGGTTCCCATCCTTCTCTAAAATACTTCAGAAGCGTCCTTAGTCTTGGAACACTAAACCGCTTGCCCGTAAGTTCATAAATCTGATTCCCAAGGTACTTAGCGTCCGGGTAACCGGCTCTCTCCCAATAGCTCTTTATTGCCTCGGCTTTTAGCCACATGTCTAAATCATACTTAACGTGGAGAAGAGGAATATCGCAATCCGTATTAATCTCGTGGGGTATTGGGCTATTTTGACTAAGCTTAGTCTGAGACATATAGCGGTCATTACTCTTTCGCCAATCTCTCAGGGACTGTCTACGGTAGTATAATCTCTTAGACCTTTTCATCTGCTCAATTGATTCCGGGGCATGTGTCTTCCCCTTAAACGGATTATTCTCTGACATTTGAATCTTGACTGCTTCAGAGTAAGCTTCTCTGAGTCTTTCGTAAGTTCTCGAATGGATGGGCCTTCCGGCACTTCTAATATTCCCTGAAGACCACCTACTTGACATAAGAAATGCGGCTCTCATAAGACTTGTGTCATCAGGATATATACGATACAAAAGCATGTGAGCCATGAAGTGTTCACGACCAGTGAACATTACTAGGTTAGATTGCTCATCAGTCCCGCCAACGCTTCTGGGAACAATATGATGAATCTCTGTGTAGTAATCTACGGACTTCTTATCTAGTCCGCGACCCTTAGCTTTCTCTACCAGTTGATGATAGATTCTCTCATAATCCAATGCTAGCTCCTTTAAATTATTTAAAAGGCTGCGGCTGCGTGTCATCTCGACAAGGCATGAATTTAAATAAACAAGGGCGTCATCTCGACGAGCCTTAATTCTTTCAACTGAAAACTAATCTTATCACACTTATTCTATAAAAGTCAATACTTGTCAAGAATAAGTATACTTGTCAAGAACAATTATCAACAATAAGTACACTTATTAACAGTAAGTTGCAATAAATTCGTTCGTAATCTTGT